CACCTTGACTCAACCAATCTAATGGATTGGCCGACCCGCTCACATGAAAGTGCGGTAGTGGGATGTGTGGCCAACTGATACTGAAGTTAAACAATCCCTTGATGGCTTCAATAGCTGAAGATACAGCATCTTTTGCACCATTGATAGCTCCTGAAATAGTACTCTTGATACCTTCCCAAACACTTGATACTGTACCAGATATACCATTTAACACATTTGAGACAGTATCCTTGATGCCGTTCCAGATGTTTGATACAGTTCCTGAAATACCATTGAGAACATTTGAAATGTAGCTCTGGATAGCTGAAAAAATTGTCTGGACAATGCTTTGAATAGCTTGCCATACAGTAGAGAATACCCCCTTAATAGTTTCCCAAGCGCCTGACCAATCACCATTGATGATCTGCATAACTGCTTGAATGATACCAAGGACAACGTTTATTGCAGTCTCAACAACAGTCTTAATGATTTCCCAAGCTGTTGTAATGACAAGTTGGATATTATCCCAACCAGCTTGAATGAGTGGACCTAAAATTTCCAAAATTGTGCTTATAACCGTATAGATAGCATTCCAGACAGTCTCAGCACTTGTCCTGATAAGTTCCTGGTTCTCCGTCCACCAAGCAACAACCGTTCCAAAGATACTCATGACAAAATTAGAAATCTCTGATACGACTGTATTGATGACCTCAAGAATTGCATTCCAGACAGTCGTGACCACATCTCGAAAACCTTCGTTAGTTTCCCAGAGGTATTTTACAATAACAATAATTGCAGCAACTGCAGCAGCAATTGCAATAGCTGTTCCAATAATTGGCAATGCGGCAATTATCATTTCTCCAATAGATATTTTTAAAAACTCAGCAAGGGCTTGCAACGATAAGAATATGGGGGCTATGACCCCTACAGCCGTCACAACTGTTCCTAAAATAACAACAAAATCTTTTACTGGAGCAGGTAAGGAACTGAACAGCTCAGCCACACCCTTCACAATGCTTGCCAATGTTTGAAACACTGGAATCATCATTTCTAAAAGTGGCTGACCTATAGCAGACAATGCATTGGTTCCGGCTTGTTTTAGATTCCCCATCACATTTTCTAAGCCGTCTGATTCTCTTGCAGCCTGTCCAAGTGCTCCTGAAAGTTTATTCCCGTCTTCAACCATCTGAAGCAAGGTCAGTTGCTTCTGCGCTTCGCTCAGGTCCTTGAATGACTTTCCGTACAATTTATTTGCAGCGGCATTCCTAGTTGTCTCTGTCGCAGAGATACCAAGAGCTGCATCGTTAGAAAAGTTTCCTTTTAAAAAGGATTGTAGGCTTTCTGTCACGCTCTCAATAGATTTGTCATAGAAGGCTGCACCGTCTGCTGCTGCCCTAGTTGCACGAGAAGTAAGATCCAAAGCTTCTGCTGTATCCAATCCTGAAGTTTTGGCAAATGAAGCCATCTGAGTGAATGATCCTTGCAATCTCTCTGGGACAATATCCATTTCCTGACCAATAGCATTCAACGCTTCTCTTGCTTGGGTTTCCATATCTCCGAAAACGGTAGTAAATTGAGCATTACTAGCTTGCATTTGAGCAGCTGCTTCTAACGCTTCTTTTCCTACTTCCACAAGCTTTTCTGAAATAGCACTCAACTTCTCACTAAACTGTTGAAGTAGTTCTGCTCTTAAATTTCTTGAGATTTCACTTAAACTTTCTTGAGTGCTATCAGCAGCAGACTTTGTTCCCTTCATCTCATCATTGAGATGATTAAAAGCAGTCTTAGCCTGATTTAGCTCAGCTTCCATCTTGTTGGCTTGTGTGGAGTTCTCACCAAATTCTTTTTTAGTGATTTCCAATTGCTGTTCTAGATTTGAAATCTGTTTACTTACAATCTCAGACTGAGCACCAATCTTTTTCTGGGCAAGAGCATTTCTCTCAGCTTCGCTAGCATTTGAACCTAAAGCACTTTCTTGCAGTTTGAATGAGCTTGTCACCTTAGTCATCTCTGAAGCAAGTTGACTCTGTTCATTCTGCAATTCTTTCAGTTGCGTTTGGTTGCTATTAGCTGTACTACCAAGTTTTCCTAATTCCTGATTAAGATTAGCGTAAGCGGTCTTAGCTTGATTTAACTCTGCTTCCATCTTGTTAGCTTCGGCTGAGTTTTCGCCATACTGTTCTTTAGTTAGGCTTAACTGCTTCTCAAGGTTTTCGATTTGACGAGTGACGATTTCAGACTGTTCGCCAATCTTTTTTTCGGCTAATGCTAACTTGTCTGCTTCGCTAGCATTGGCACCCATCTGGCTTTCTTGCAGTTTAAACGAACTAACTACTTTTTCAGATTCACTAGCAAGCAATTTTTGTTCATTCTGCAATTCTTTTAGTTGAGCTTGATTGTTCTTGGCTGCATCACCATTTCCTTCAAGAGCTTGAGTGACACTAGCAAGCTTTCCCTCATATCCTTTTAGGACATTTTGAGTCACTTCTACTTCACGCTGGAAAGCGCGATACTGTTCAGAACCAATATTCCCCTTTTTAAATTCCTCATCTACTTTAGATTGGGCTTGTCTTAAAGTTTCTAGTTTGTCTCTGGTTATACCTACTTGTTTCTGTAAGACTTCTTGTTTTTGGGTTAGTAAAACAACGTTCCCAGTGTCAAACTTTAAAGCCTTATCAATTTGTTTTAGTTCATTTGTAGTATTAACAGACTCTTTATTAATAGCTTTTAACGCCTTTTGTAAGGGTTGCGTGTCGCCATCGATTTCAATTTTGATACCTTTGATATTTCCTGCCATATTTCCTCCTTTCATAAAAAATAGAAAAGCGCTGAGAGAATTTCTACCACTGATAATGCAGTCAGACCAACGAACTTGGTCTCAGAATCGCTCTCTCAGCACTCATTTTTCTTTAAAAGCTGTCAAAATCAGCTTGCGTGGCTTTCCGTTCGCCACCCTTATCCTCACTCCGTAAATTCACATAATCCGTCTGATAATCCAGAGCCATTCCGATTGAGATGTGCTTTAGATCATCGATAGACAGACCAGTTTCTTTACAGCAGGATAAATAGGACTCTACTGTGAAGATTTCTTCGCTAGCTGATTCTGATTCATCTGGTGCTTTTTTGTCGTCATGCTCGCATTCAGCATTTCCATCAACACAGGACCAACTTCCTGGATCGGAAAGACTTCCATTTCCATGAAAAATTGTTCATAAGGCTTGATGTGAGGATTTGCAGATTTAGCAAATGTCCAAAAAAGACGGTTGAAAAAGGTCATGTCAAAATCTGACAACATCGAAACGTCAATATCAGTCGCTGTCAACTCTTTGTCGGTTTCCAGCTTGTTCAATTCATTCATGAATGATTGATTTTTCAACATTGAGAACAAATCTTGAAAATAATCTTTCCCAAATTGTTGCTTGTAGGCGATAGGAGTATAGCCATTGGTCCCCAACTCATACTCCTGATCACCAACCAAAACGATTTTACGCATAGATCTTCTCCTTAAGCTGCCACCGCAGTAGGTTCATACACTTTCTTGAACCAGTTGTCATAAATTTCTTTATTATCAGCTGATGTGATAGAACGTTTAACAACTGAATCCAGAGGACGAGGACTTGCTTTAAAGCCGAGTTCACGCTCATTGACGTTTGTACCGTTCTTGGTTTTTGAGCCATTTCCTGGACGGCTCGCTGAACAGTAGTAAAGAACATGACGTGTTTTGTTCTTGTCCCCTGAAAATTCGAACATCAAGGCAAATGATGTGAATTCTGCATCAGCTTTTTCAGTCAAAACACCCGTCTGAGCATCTTTGATTTCACCCAAAATCTTAGTCGCAAACATTTCAATAATGTGAGAGATTTTGAATTTCCCTTCATACCCTTCGTTTGAGTTCATGAAGTGATAATCGATATCGTCTGCTTTGATTGGTGTTGATTCACCCTTTGGATCCAATGTCAATTCCATTGCTCCAGGAAAGCGGAAAATTTCATCGTAAGCAATCACTCCATCTGCACCGATTGATTTAATTGGCGCAACGTGAACATTTTTCAAACCAAAGGTTACTTTATTTTCTTGAGTCATGTCATTCCTCCTTAGTATAGATAGACCGTATAAGACTTGACATAGAGTCTTTCAGTCTCGATAAATGTTTCTTCTTGAACATCGAAAAAGAGCTCGTGGGTTGTCCACAGCTCTTCCAGATGTTCTTCCAAATCTTCATCCTTCCGCTCAAAAGCTAGCTCTACTGTCACGCTCTTAATCTGATGATTAACCGTGTTGTCAGCTGCATTGATGGCTGGACTCGATTCATAATAGACCAGGTAAGGTAGGTCAGGAGCGTTCCCAGTTTTAAACGCTCGATAAGTGACAGGCAAGTCTGCCTGTTCCAAAATAGCAGCAAAGTCTGATAGCTTCATTTCCCAATCTCCTTGATACGCTTCTCAAAGTTCTGAATTGCTTTTTCTTCAGCTGGCTTGATGTGGACGATACCAGCGACACGACCACCATTTCTTGAAAGGTGCCCATTCTCAAGTATGTGAGTAAGACTTGCAACTGCGTTGAACACAACGAAAGAGCCATTGGCCAACTTCTTCTTTTTCCAACTTCTACGATACTTTCCGTACCGTTTCGGACTTGTCTCTTTCAACTCATCCACAGTCTCATCGGCCACTTGCTCTGCAATCTTATCCACTTCTTCAGTAACCTCATCAGAGTAAGCTGCAAGCTCTTTCGCTATCAAATCAGCAAGGTCATTACTCATTTCAATACCTCTGATAAAGTCAACTCTAAAATTTCAGAATCAATAGGATAGGTTTTCAAGATACGATATTGCTTGCCTTCAAATTTCGCAAACTCCTGATTCTCATACTCAAAATTTCGAACCTCAACGACCAAGCTCGGTTTTAGACCTGCCTGATTTGCTTGATAAAATTCAGAGCGAGTAACCTTCTTTTTACGACACAACAGAGTAACTTCAACATCTTCAGAGATTGGTTGTAGCAACTTGTCCTTACCTGTGACTTTTTTAGAGATCAATTTGATTTCATGATTCCACATTCTTGACCTCTTTCTTTGATGCTATCTGTAAATTATGCAGTCGCCACTGAAGGTGGCGTGGCATATCCACCCCACCCTCATATCGATAAGCAGCATAGTCAACGATAAACATTTCATGGTCAGCACGCTCACCAACAAGCTCGATACCAAGGTTATCGGTCAATTCAGTGATGACACTTGAAATGATTTTTTCTAACGGCTTGTCTCTCAAGCTGGTTGAAATACCCAGCTTAAGCTTCAGCAATTCTAAAAGCTGACCTTCGTCCATGCTTACTCCTCAACTTCCTTAGCAGGCTCTTCAGCAGTTTCCTCAACTGTTTCCTTAACTGTTTCTTCCTGCTCAACTGCGGGCTCTTCCTTAACTTCTTTTGTTTCAGGAGCTGGTTTCTTAGGCTCATCATCTCCCAAAACCTCAAGGAAGATAGAGCCAGCAGTGTTATAACCAGTCAAAAGGCCATTGGTAAAGCTATCTGTGGGCTCATATCCTTCACGAGGAAAGATATCGCCAACAGCATAGTCATGTTTTTCAGGATCAACCAAGTCCTTGAAAGGACGAATTACTTTATAGCTCATACGTTACCTCCTTAAGCTACAACATCAGTGTAGGTTCCGAATACCCCAGCATCTTCATCAGTCTTCTTGATGTCAAAACGTAGGTATGATGCAAGGTTTTTACCAAATTTGTGATTGTCTTCCCAATTCACGCTCAATTCCATACGGTCAAACAATGTAAGGAAGTATTCGACATCACCGATGAAGAATTTCATTTCACCTTCTTGACCTAGTAGTGTATCCTCAACTGGATAAATTGTTTTACCTGAGAATGAATATCCAGTTGGTGAAGTGATGTCGGGCTGCATCATGTAACGGCCATCTTTGTCCTTAATCTTATCCAGTGCATTGAACATGGTATCTGTAACAACAAGTGATTTTTTGTAGACAGATGAAATTTTAGTGTTTAAAATGTCCTTGATTCCATCAAGTCCACTAGCGTTTACAACTTTTGCGGATTTCATAACATCCGCAACAATTGCCAATTTTGTTTGTTCGTCTTGGTCTTGGATATCTTCTTGAAGGATTCCAAT